CAGCTCCTGCCCCACCGTGCGCCGCGTGCCGTCGCGGTTGCGGCCCCGCTTAATGCGGTAGCCAAGCGCGGCAGCCTCCTGCTCAATCTTCTCCGCCGTGGGCGCGATGGCGCGAAAACCACGGTAGATCGCAAAGCGCAGCCGAGCCGCCCGCGCCTCGATGAGCGGCCCCTGCTCGCGCTTGTTCCAGCGCAGGTATTGCGCAAGCGCCTTGTTGAAGGCCCGCAGTTCGCGGGTATCGACAGCGTTCTCCATCTACAGCTTCCCGAGAAACTTGAGGATTGCGATGAGCCCGACCGTCAGCGGCGGCAGGGCAGACGTCACCCAGACCCAGCGCAGGATCATGTCCATTTTCCGCTTCATCTCGCGGATGTCCGAGCGCAGGCCGTTCTCGCCATGCAGTCCCCAGAGGGTGACTTCGAGGGTGGTCAGGCGGTGTTCAATCTGGGCAAGTCGTTCTTCGGTTGTCATGGCTGGCAGAGTTCGCAGTCAAAAGTGATGAGGGCGCGGCTTGGCGAGCGGGCGATGCGCCGGATGCGGTAGGTGGTCCCTCCCTCGCCCGTGAACGAGCTTCCGGCAGCGGGCAGGCCGCTGGGAAAGGCCGACGCAAGGATGCGCACCTGCACCGAATTGTCGTCGCCCACGGACAGGTCGTAGCGGTTTGCCTCGGGCGGCGTTGTTCGGAGCAGGGTCTTGAGCGAAACGCCGTCGAGGGTCAGTTCCACGCCCGCCGCATCGAGCAGTTCGGCAAAGCCTTCGATAGAATCCGATTTCGCGCTCATACCCCGTCGAGCTTGTCAACAAATCGAATCCCCTGTTTGCTGAATTGCACAATGAGCAATTGGAGTCCCATTCCCGAAGCAGACCTAATCGACAGTATCAATAAAGCTTGGATTCGGATGTCGAGGAGCCAGAAAACCTTCTGGGAATTGATTGCAATCTATCCAGAGAAGTGGACGCAGCATCCGTATGGCGACGAAGGGAATGGGTTCTGGGTCGTCGCCATTGTCGGTCGATGGATTGTGTGGTTCAACGACATCGAAGACGGATGGAATGTGTCAGAATACATCCGTTATGGAGAGTTTGAGGATTACTGTTGCAATCAGGATCCACTCGAAATCGCCATCGAAAAACTGGCTAACGACAACTTCCATCGGCGAATGGGACCACCAGAGCCCTTGGCGAAATAACGAGGCCCCGCCGTGTTGGGCGGAGCCTCGGATGTTATGCCACGCAGCGAGAAAGTTACGTAGCCTGCCCCGGCGCGACGAGGCGCTTGATCCCCGCCGCAATCGCAGGCTTGAAGCCGTAGAGGCATTCGAAGGCTACGATCTCCTTGCCACTGTCGTTGTCGTAGAAACGGCGGTAGCCGAAGGTGATGCCGGTTTCGGGGTCACTCACCGGGCCGGATTCGAGGTAGGACTCAGGCCGCAGCGGTGCCAGGTAGCGCATAGCGACCGCCAGCCCCGCCGGATGGGCCGCGAAGCCGACGAGCTTTTCGCCGTTCTCCGGCAACACGATCGTGTCGAAAATGTCGAAGCCGTAAATGCGCGGGACGCGGGCCTCCATCAGCGACGGCTGGCTCATCTGCGCAAGGTAGCTGTGGCTCACGCGCTCGTCGCCGAGAAGCGCCGTGTAGTAGGCGTCGTCGAGGATCAGGCTGCGCTCGGTCGTCGGCATCTTGGCCCTCGCGCACGCGCCGCGAATGCCGAGAACGTGCGTCGAATCGAAGTCCGTCGCGGCAACGGCGGGGATCGCCGCCTCGCCGTAATTCGCCGCCGTGACGACGGAGAAAATGTCCTGCAAAACGTCCTGCGCGAGCTGCTTGGCCTCGGAACCGGCGAGGCGCTCCAGCTTGATGAAGCTCGACTCGGCGGACTCCTTGTCCGTGAGGTGGAAGGAGCGCACCTTGTGGCGGTCGCAGGTGACGGCGAGCGTGTTCACGGTGCGGTCGGCGTTCTTGCTGTAGCTGCCTTCGAAGTCGGAACTGGTCGGCAGGGCGTTGCCGACGACCGGCACATTGACCGTCTTGCCGCGTTCGAGGAACTCGGCGGAAAAGTCGGTCGAGAAGGCACGCAGCGGCTGAAGAGCGGCGCGGAAGGCTTCGAGAAAAGCCTGCGAAATGCGGATGTCCTGAAGGTTGGTGAGCGTGTTGGCCATAAATGGAAAGATGCGGTCGGTTTACGTCAGAGGTAGGCACGAAGCGCAGTGCGCTTAGCGGTTGATGATCTTGGACTTGTTCTTGCGCCAGAAGGCGGTTTGCGCGGCAGGCGTCTCCTGCTTGCGAAGCTCTTCGACGAGGTCCGTCGAAGTTGCGGCAACAGCATCGCCTTGGGCGGTGACGGCAAGAGGCGTGACGCCGACCGAGGCGCAGATTTCGGCGGCCTTCGCCTCGGCGGTCTTGGACGCGGCGGTAAGCTCGGCGACCTTGGCCAGCGCGTCCTGATTCTGCTGGCGCAGCGTCTTCAATTCAGATTGAAGCCGAGTAACGGAGGCCGACTCCTCGTTGCGGGCGCTTTCGGCGTCGTGCAGACGCTGCTTCAGTTCGGTGTTCGAGGTCTGCGCGGTTTCGAGCTGAGCGCCAAGTTCCGCGAGCTTCGCTTCTGCGGCGGTGAGTTTTTCTTCCAAGGTCATGGGTTTTGCGGATGGATGGATGTCAACCGGGCAAGCATCGCGGTGCAACTCGGCACAATGCCCGTCACAAGCCCGCGCTCCGCCGCCTGAACGCCATAGAACGACTGGCCCTGCATAGATTCGGGACTCACGCGGCTGCGCTTGCCCGTGACGGCGTTCATGAACATGCCGTGAACCGTGTCCACGCGCTCTTGCAGGAGCGCCCGCTGTTCGTCCGAAAGGCTCGTTCCGGGGAAGCCCGCCGCCTTGTAGGTCCCCGCCTTGATGACGTCGACGAAGAGGCCGGATCGGGCCAGCGCGGCGGAACTGTCGAGCAGCGCGAGATACACGCCGACGCTGCCAACGGACGCGCTCGGCGTCGCAAGAAAGTCGTCCGCTTGGCTCGCCAGCCAATAGGCTGCGGAACACGCCTCGCCCGATGTGAAGGCGAGCGTGGGCTTGGGAAAGGCCGCGATCTGCGCGGCCAGTTCCGGGACGCCAGTCACGGTGCCGCCGGGCGAGTCCACGTCGAGGAGCAGCGTCCGCACCGAGGGATCGGCGGCGAACGCGTCGAGCGAAGCCGAGAGGTCGGCCATGTCGCAGCCGCCAAGCATCTTCTCAATGGGCGACAGGTTCGCGCCGATCGGCCCGCAAATGGGCAGGATGCCGACGCCGTTTTCCACACGGGCCAGCGGCGGTTCGCCAAAGAGTTCTTTCAGGGCGTCCGTGAACCCCGAACAGCGTTCCACAAACGCGGCCAGAAGTCGCGGTTCAACAAGCAGGGGTTCATGGCGGAGTATGGCATCAGCAAAGCTCACGCCGAGGCAGACTTGTCAACGGGCGCGGTGGGCGTCGCCACGCTCTGCGTGCCGCTTGGTCGGTAGAGCATTTCAACCGGCACGCCATATCTTGCCGCCGTCTCCAGAATCGCCTTGGCGTCCTGCGCCCGCCGCTCGATCTCTTCGGAGAAGTTCATACCTAGCTCCGAAAAATGGTCCGAGAACGAGAGCAACCCCATTTCGACATTTTTCCGATGGGATTCATCTTCGCGTCCGGCGTCGACCGTCACCCTTCGCGGGCAGACCCACCCCACCTTGTTCCAGCCCTTCACCGGGGCCAGTTCGCCACGGTCGATTGCGTCGCCGATGACGTAGCCCCACGTCGGTTGCAGGAGGCGTTGGATCAAGATCATCTGCCGGTAGCTGAAGCGCCGGTCCGCCTTCGCCACGATGAGCCGCACGCCCGCGCCGCCGATGTTCGAGGCGTCGAGAACGAACTCATACGGCAGCATCCCGGCGGCGGAGTCACGCTTCAGGTGCTCCAAGAACCCCGTAAAGACCGGACTTGGCCGGTTTGACTGGAAGCTGTCGAGCGATTCGCCGGGCTTGAGCGCCACGAGCTTGCCGCCGACAATCCGCTGTAGCAGAGCCGCGTCGCTTGATGCGCCGACCTCTTCGCCGGTCGCCACGCTGAAGTCGCCCGATTCGTCGAGCGAGCCGCTTTCGCGTTTCAGGATGCGGGCGATGTCGGCGTTGTCCTTCACGGCGTGCTTTTCGAGCGCCAGCATCTCCATCTCGTCCATGATGTGGTTGATCGAATGCTGAAGCGTCGGCGGCTGGCGCACCCCGCTTGCCGACTCAGGCTCGAAAATGTGCATGACGGCGTTCGCGGGCACGTCGCGGGTCGCGTTGTCGTCGAGGATCAGGCGATACGCGAGCGGCGCGCCGAACGCGTCGAGCTTGATGCCGTCCACCGTTTCCGCCGAGCCGAGCGTGTCACCGATGCGGTGCGATTCGACTAGTTGCAGGCGCGGCAAGCCGAGGCCGTCGCGCACCTTGAGGCAGAAGTATTCGCCATCCACATCAAGGCCCCGGCAGACGAGGTGCTGGCACTCCTCGAAGCTGAAGCGACGCGTGATCTCCGCCCGCGCCGACCAGCGGGCAAAGTAGGCTTCGGCGGCTTTGTTCCAGTCAGCGTCGTCACTCTGCGGCTGCGGGCGAATGCCGTCGCCAGTCGAGTAAATCGCCATGTCCGCCACCATCTCGCGCGAGAAGCCGGAGTTCTTGTTGAGGTAGCGCGAGCGGCGCACCAGCTCCCGCCGCGTGTGGCTCGTCAGCTCCTTCTTCGTGTCCGTCGGGGCCGCGCCGGGCACTGTCCCGCGCCTCGGCGAGGCGTTCGCCGACTCGTAGCCGGAATACCCGAAGAGGCGCGAGATGTGGTGCAGGAGCTTCACATGCGAAAGCGGCTGTCAACGCGGGAGACGCCCACCGTCCGGCCCTGCCGACGGTACCGCTCCGGCGCGAGCTTCACGAGAGCGTCCTGACACGCCTTGATGACGGTGTGGATCTCGTCGATGTGGCGCTTCGTGTAGCTGGAGCCGTCGTTCGCATAGGCCGTCAGCGTCTTCTTCAGCTCAGCCTTGTGGACAGCAAGGATCTCCTCGATTTCCGTCACGCTGAAGCCCACCGAGTAGTCAATCGTCGCCATCGGTAGCAGCCCCCTTGTCAACACTCTCCCGGCCCACGATCTTGAGCATGGTTGCGGCGGCGGCCTGCATCGCCTCGCAGTCCCAGTAGTGGTTCGGGCGCTTGCCGATCTGCTTCCAGAGCCAGGTGTCGTGCTCCTTCACGCGCTGCTCGCTCTCCATCTGGGATAGGTAATCCTCGTCGATGTCGTCGGGCACCTCCCACGTCGGGCCGTTGGCGGGGTTCTGATTGCGGCGCAGGCGGGCGAGCGTGTCCTTGATGTTGAGGTTCGACCAATAGTGCACGTAGCAATGCCGGTCGCTCGTCAGCACCACCTTGCGGCGCGGTGAGTAGAATCGCTGGACCGTCCCCTGCGCCTTCGTGTGGTGCGGGAAGGTCGCGCGGCGGTCGCCAAGAAGCGCCACCCAGCCCATCCGCGCACACTGCCGATACACGTCGTAGGTCGCGTGGCCCGCGTCCACGAAGACGAGGTTAGGGTGGATGTTAAACCGCGATTGAAGCGCCTCCACGTCGTCGAAAGTCAGGAGTCGCTCGTTCCAAACAAGGCGCGAGGAACCGTCCGCCGCCCAGCTGCGTACGAGCGCAAAGAAGTGGTCCATCTGGCAGTCCACCGTGAGGATGCGGAGCGGGATCGGCGAAGCCTCAAAGGGCGGAGCAATGACGCGGCCAAGGCGATTGATCCCGCCCTCGCCTGCCCACGGCTCGCCCTTGCGGTAGCCGCAGGTCGCGATCTCCATCTTGTAGTCTTCCACGTATTCGCGCCACGGCAGCGCCAGTCGTTTCTGATAAAACTGCTGGAGGAGCGAGGTATCGCCCTGCCGCATCGCGGCCTTCGCCCGCAGGTAGAGTTCCGCGAGCCTGCCCCACGACATCGCGCAAAGGGCGTTCCAGTGGAAGCCGACGTTCTCGGGAGCGGCGTTCGGATTCGTCCGCACGAACTGCCCGCTGGCGTTCAGAACGCGGCGCATGGCGTCCGTGTCGGGGAAGTAGTGGTTGCACGCGGTGCAGCGGAGCGACGCCGTTTCGCGCACGGCGGCGAAGTCCCAGTTGCCGCTTGAGTCGCGGGCGTCCTTACTCCACTCGACGTTGTCCCAGTCGAAGGGCTGGCGCTTGCCGCACTCGGGGCAGGCGAAGGTCCATTTGCGCATGTCCGTCGTCTCGAACTTGCGGTGCGTGTCGTCGTTTTCCTCGCCGCCCTGACTCATGAAAACGCACTTGCCGAGCCAGCCGAAGGCCGTGACGCGCGCCTCCGCCTCGGCCATGTGACCTGCGGGATATTGCCATGTTTCATCGGCAAAAACCCAGCGAATGGAGCGGCGCTGGAGGTTCGTCTTGTTGAAGGCCCCGAGGATCCACAGGGGCATGCCATTGGCGAAGTGGATCGTGTGGTTACGCTTCTTATGGCGGTCCTTCGGGAACAGCTTTCGGACGGGTTCGCACTCGTCAAAGAGCTTCTGAAGGCGGGATTCCGACTGGTCTTTTGCGTCGTCATCGGTCGCGCTAAGCCACAGCGTGGGGCCGGGCAGGTTCGGAACAATGTAGCAGAGCGCCAGTTCCGAAACTGTGGTCTTGCCCGCCTGCACCGCCGCTATGATGCTCACAACGCGCACCTTCGTGTCCACAATGGCTTCGAGCGGCTCGCGGACCCACGGGGAATGCTCGCTGCGAAAGCGCCCCGGCATCGGCGAATACGGAATCGAGGCGATGTTGTCCTCAGCCCAAGCCCAAGGGGCGCGCCGGTCAGCGGGCCGGACGGCCTCGGCAAACATGCTGGCGATGTCCTTATTCATGCGTCAGTTCGGTGAAGTATTCGAAGGCTTCCTTTCGGGCCTCATCAAGCGCCTTGGCGTTGTCCTCGCGGATGCCGATTGCGTCCTTGCCGCAGGATATCGGCGGCAGCTCGTCCTCCAGCCTCTTGTGCAGGATCGAAAACATGCGCCCGAGCCCCTCAAGGATCGAGCGGCGGACCTCTTCCTTACTCAGGTAATCCCCGCGCCGAATGGCGAGGCGCAGCTCCTTTTCCTCGATCTCGGCAAGGAGCTTGCGCGCCTTGAGCGCCTCCTGATTGCCCACCGGTTCGCCACCACCTTTGAGGCCCTTCGAGCGCACGAACTCACGCCACGCAGCCACGTCGTACTGGCCGTTCGCGAGCGGCTTCGGCGCGCCAGCCATCTTGCGCCAGGTGGTGAGCGTCCGCCGTGTGATGCCTAGGAGCGTGGCGAGTTCCACCTGATTGTCGGCATAGGCTGTGGAGTCGCTACTACCGGCGGCACGGGCCTCGATGCGGGCGCGCTCAACAGCCGTCAGGGGTCTACCTGTTGCAACCTTCTTTACAAGATTCGAGAAATCGGCATCCAGAACCTTCTTGAGCATTTCTGGAGTAGGATCATTCACAAAAGTAAGCGCAGTTGGTTATCCGTGATGTGTTTGTTCTTCCGCAGATTTGTCATTCGCCATAGAGGCCGGATATTCG